ACATTAAAGTTAATTTTCATATCTTCGCATTATACAAAAGAAAATCCGCAAGTCAAACGAATTGTCCTACAATTATTAAAAATATCCTGTGGCCTGTATGGATTGTAACGAATGTATCAGCAATGGTGTCGAATCAATACGGCACTGTGCCTTCTTTGCCTCTCCATTACCACACCAAACCTTACTTCGCCATTACAAAACCTCATCTTACTATACAAAACCCTTGCCGAACCGGACTCCACATAAGAAAACAATACTTCGCCTTGCCTTTGCCATACGTTACCACACACTACCCTGCACCGCCTATACTTTATATAACCGAACCTTTGCCGTGCAAATCCTCGCCCAACCTTACCAGAACCATACAGTGCGCTAACGGGCCATACCATACTTACACCTTGCGATGATATTCAATGCTGTACCTAAACTTTGCTTTGCAAAACTCTGCCTGCGAGCCGCTGTGCTTCACGTCACACGACCCCGCCAAAGCTAAACTTTGCACCAAATAAATCGGCCTTTGCCTGAGTTCCGCCACTGACCTGTGCCTTTTAACTCGCCATACGTCAGCCATTTCTCGATGAACGGAAATAATTTTTCATTCATCGAGGTAATCGTCAACTCAATCTCTGTTCCGGCGGGGACTTGCTCTGAACGGGCGAGTGCTATCCGTTCCCCTTGCATTGTTTGCCCGCGTAAAGGGCGTTCACAAATATCTATCTTGCCGCCTTCGGGCAACTTGAGCATAATTTTCCGAGGCGAGACAAACACAAGCTGGTCAATAGTTTTTTTATAGAGATAGCGCGTAAGCCGGAATTTCTTCAACTCCTCTTGTGTTAATACCTCCGTGCCTAACATTGCCTCGCACGCCTCCTTCAAGAAACCCTTGAACTGATAATCCCATATAAAAGGCACTCCGTTTTCTTTCGGGAAAACCGTGCTGCTCTTTTCTAATGCCTCCGCAGGCGGCAACGCAGCAACCTCGTCTGCTTCCATACCCTTTGGATTGTTTGCCAAGATAAACTCCGACGCAACTTCCTTGTTTCCCGCCAATGTCCCCAACAAGGGTTCTGTGAAGATAATCTTAATTTGCATTTGTTCTCCTTTCGTCCTAAAAAGTTAGTAAAATTTGCTGTGCAAAACTGTGCAATACTTTGTGATGCGTTGCCATACCATTGCATTACTGAAATGCTGGCGGGCAAGATTGGTTATCGACCGGCTGTCAAAGGTTATTCCTACTAACCCGAATAGGCCGCCGCCAGCAAATTCAAATATACATCAAACATTTTCTTCTGTCAAGCAAATTGTAGGACAAATCTGAAAAATAATAGAAATGGCTACCAGTTTATTGCATCGTATTTTTTAGTTATACGCTCGTAAGATTTATCAGTCATCCAATCCCTGCGGATTTTAAGCAAATTACTTAATTCACAGAAAGTGCCGATAATCACAATCGGCATAATTAAAGGAGATAGCAACAAGAAAATAGTGCATAACATCAAAATAGATATATCCTGTCCGTCTGATAATCTTGCTTCGTAAATAGTATAACGGCATTTTGCTCTCCATACAAAAGGCAAAATAAATAATGAGAAAAAAATCTGTAAGGAAATAGCCGCTATTACGTAGATAGTAAAGATTTCTCTCATATTATGGACTATATCATACTTGAATCTGAAAATCAATAGAAAATGCTAAGTGCATAATGAAATTCTGACCGGCGGGCAGCTTTGGGGGTGATGGGGGGTCTGTGCCGCGTGTATCGACTTTGATGATTGTATTGGTTATGTGCTGTGCCTGAATGAAACATAACAACCATTATCAGACGTGAAGTTATAAGTGCTGATACTACATATACTTATGATTCTATTCTGTTAAGTAAACATAAAACCGTATTATTTTCTCATATTTATTTAGATTATTCTTTTTGTGTTGTATGCTTTAGGTAGAATTAAGGAGGACTCAAATGGACAAGAGAATAGAGCAAATCAAAAAGTGGTATGAAGAGGGCAAACTGACCAGGGAAGAGGCAGAACAGAGAATCACCGAGGTTATCCGAAGTTGGAAGAAAAACACAAAGTAGCAAATAGACCTAAATGAATTGACAAGTGAATAGGAGGATTGAAAATGAGAATAGAATACACCATCGAACTATGTATAATCAGGCACGAGACAACCTGTGATGATTATACAACGCACGAGATTGAGCATTGTTCTGGTGCATTAGGCAAACCACAAAGCTTTACATCGCCGGCAGAAGCCTTTGAAGTATTCAATCAGTGCAAGGTTACAAGGGATAGCGATTAGGCACGGACGCCTGTTATAATACGGCGGCGGATACCGGTAAGGCGCAAAGCCACTAATTTAACCGAGGAACGAAACCGCCAAGCTCTTCTCAATTCCTTCTTCTGTGTAACGGCGTGTCGGTAAGGTTCACCAAACTTCCTACACAACCGGCACGCCCGCAATTATAAACTTACGGTGAGGCAAGCAGCCGTTAAAGTGCTTGAGCCAGTTGTGGGCTGGAATAAACTGTGAAGCCCACGCAATTATACGAAAGGGGATAAAAATGATTACGCTAATCAGATGGATTTACAGTAAATGGTTTGAACGTAAACCAGAAGTATATCAATGGCGTTGTTTATAATATAGTCCCTTGCGTCAGACCGAAGGCGCAGGGGACTTTTCTTGCGCACTCCCGGAATCGTTTATCGGCTCTACAATCGACGAACTCAAAGCAGGCAATGCAATATCACCCTCTACCCCTACTTTTTGCACTGGCGCGGCAACAAAGGCCCTTACGGCTATGCCCTGTGTATCAGGTGCGACGCCTGTATCGCCTTTGTCGAGCAATAACGGCTTTGAATTGATTATTTTAGAAGCAACCTCACGCAGCATAGTTTTTCTCGATTCATCAATTTCGCGAATTTTATCGGTATTATCGACAATACCATCACTGTAAATGCCTTTAGTTTTACCAATCCAGGCTATATTAGCGGTTGCAGTAGCACCATCTCCTCTTTCTCTTGCTGCGTTAATTTCTATAATATGTTGATTTATGCACCAATCTGCGGTTATTTCGGCGTTAATTTTATATTCTTGTTTAAGTTTTTCAATATAAGCAAGAATGTTAGGCCTTGTTAAGTTTGTGCACGCTTCTACGCGGCAAGCAAGGTTGGTTGTTTTATAACCTGCTGCTATATAAGCACTTGTGGCGTTTATGCAACCCCCTTTTACATATTCTTCACAGAATTTTAGTTGTCGTGTGTTAAGTTTTCTCATAATCAGGATTTTACGTTATTTTTCTCAATATGTTCTCTGAAACAGTTTGCAACAACTTTAATGGTTGCGCAACAATCGTATGTTTGCGTGTGTTTCACTGTCTGTAGCTGTAGTTGTAGTTGTCTTTATCTTATTAGATTATTCAATATAAATTGTTTTTACGTTTAATCCGAGATTTTTTAATATTTCGTGGACTCTTTGTTGATGTTTACTAAGCCCCATTTTTAGTGTTACGTGTTTTTGTTTGCGTTTCACCTCAACAAAAACAGCTTTATTAGTTAATTGTTTATATAATAAAAAATCAGGCCAACCTTTTGATAGGACTTCGTAGCCGTCTAATATGGCTTCTTCTTGAAAAGCCCGTTCCCTTTTATTTTTCTTTAGTTTCATAAGTTTTGCCTTTTCAATCCAGCTTCTTCCGCAATTTGTTGACGCTGAGCGAGAGTTGCTATATCGCCTAACTTAACGGCTTCGTGTTTATAGGTGGGCAGACGCGAAGTTGGCGGCGTTAATTTTTCATTTGTTGGTTTTTTGGCGTCAAATTCTGGTTTTCTTAATCGCCATTGTGTTACACAAGCGACCAAATCTATTATTGGTATGTTATTTCCATCGACCCATCCTTTTTTGGCATAGTTAGCGTGTAATAATTCCGCTTCGGTATCGGGCATACCTTGTTTGAAACATTCATCCTTGACTTGTTGTAAAGACGGACAAATTGCGTTTTTGAGCGGAACGGGCGGGATTTGTTGTTTTCTCTGTTCCCGCCACGCTTGATAATAAGCGGCTCGGCTTCGGGCGAGATTCTTGTATTTTTCGTGATTTACCAGTTTCCAGCCGCCTTCAATCGGCAAAAGCCGCCGACCTTCGTATTCTTTCGACCGGCTGTTTTCGTCGGGCGATTCTAAAATCTCTATTGCCTTTTTGCACGCTTCAACCGAAACACGAGCTATTGGCGCAATGCCGACGGCACTGCCTTCAATAATGCCGTCCTTGTCCGACATTGCCATAAGCGTTATCCAGACCTTGCAGGTATCTGAATCCTCATTCCAAACCGATGAGCTGATAAGGGAGCTGAAGAGCGGTATATAGCCAGACATAGCGAATCTCCTTAAACCTGATACAATCGTTAAATCCGTTTAATCTTGCAACACTATATAACATATTTTATTGTTGTCAACATTATTCTGTTGCTTTTTCCTGAAAATATGTTATATTATAAAGTGAGATGGCAGGACACAGGGACTAACGATATGGCCGAACAAAGCAGTGAGGTCCACGTGGTAATTGCTTGACGACCAAACAATTAAACCCCTTGTCCTGCCGTCGCAATTATCTTAAGGATGCTTAATAAAACATTGAGGGAACGTCAAACAGGAGGAAATACGATGAAACAGATTAGAGAAACAGCGGCAGGCAAAAGCATATCCGCCTGGGTAATTCTTAAAGACGGCAAAGAGGTCGCAACCGTGCAAGCACACTATAGCCAAAGTCGCGTTATGGTCGATGTTTGGGATTACGGCAAAGATATTCAACAGGGATATGCGGGCGGTTACGGTTACGACAAATTCACGGCTGCGTTGGAGGGATTAACTATTGACGACCAGAAACTTTATAACCATTGTGGACAGTGCGACGAAACAAAGGCGATATTAGCTAATTATAAGACCGGCAAAATTACACAAGAGCAAGCCACAAAAAAGGCCGAAAAAATCGGTGCACGGTTTGCAAACTGGCAACAAAGCAAGGGCAAATACTCAGATTTGTATATGCTCGACGGTCTTAACCGCTTGTCGGCAATCGGATATACAATAATCCAAGCAATATAGGGGGGCTTCTTATGCTTTGCGAAAAGTGCAGGCACTGGAAAAGAATAATTGAACTTATTGGCAAAGCTTGCCCTTGTGGCTATGGAAAATTTTGGTTGTATTTTTGGGGAATGACAATGCTTTACGAAAGAATCAGGCCTGACATAACTTTACTATTTTAGGAGGGTTTTACAATGGGTGCAGATTTATACATTGACAATTTGCCACGCGAAAATCAGATTCGAGGATTCGAGGTAAGCAAGGACGCTGTTGAAGCGGGTTATTTCCGCGACTGTTACAACGGCGGCGGATTATTTGCTGTTATCAACGCAAGCTCCGGCCACAGCGATTTAAGTTGGTGGCAAACAGTAAAAAGAAAAGATTTATTTGATGCCGAGACGGGCAAAATGACCGTTGAAGGCACAAAAAAATGGCTTGCTGAATTGAAACCAATTATCGCAGAGTTTAAGGCGTTGCCCGTGCTTTATCTTCACGACTACGATATGGTCAAACATTGTTCAATTCGCGGCGACAAAGTTAAACACAAAAAAGAATACTACGATTGGGTGGATTTGTTTGTTGGTTTTCTCGAAAAAGCGATTGAGCTGAAAAGCACAATTACTTTCAGTGTTTAAGTAATCAGGCGGGCTATGCTGTCCGCGATAGAAGCGGGGGAAATGTTGAAATGAAGAAAAAGGCCGAAATTCTTTATGTCTCAATTTATGAGGCGAAACCGAACAAGACGTTCAAAGAGGAGCAAAGACAAGCCATTCGTTTCCTGATTTATAACAAACCTCTTCCGTGTGCAGAGTGTGGCAGGGAAAAGAAAAAGATGTGGACGATGCTATGCCAGTTCAAGGCGCCTTCAATGGGAATGATTACAGTAAAAGAGAGCGGCAAGAGTCATTTGCCCTTGACGCCTGTTTGCGATGAACATTTACTTGCGCCGGATTTCCCGATAGAATCAGGAAAAACGCTTTAGAACGAAGGCAAACTATGAGAGAAACAGAATCTTGTGAAAATTGCAGGTTTAGCAGACCGCATCACGACGGTCAACACGTTCGTTGTTGCTTTAATCCGCCGACAGTTGTGCCATCGGTATTTACTAACGGCGTTACTGACGGCATTGATTCTGGCGTTGATACCGGCTGGCCCATTGTGGCAAAAGATGACTGGTGCGGCAAATTCGACAAGCGTATAAGAGTTTAGGAGATAACAATGCGAACATTCTTGATATTTGTGGCGTTTGTTCTAACGATAGCGATACTGTTTATCGTTCTCGAAGGTCTTACTCTGGCGGCGATAACACCGTATTGCTGGTGAAAGTCAGTATTATTTTCAGGGCCTGGAATAGCTCACCCAGGCCCTTCGTTATCATAAGGCAGCCGATAAGCTGTGCTGCGTAGCAGGCAACGACCAAAAGCTCATATTTTATCATCCGTGAATCCTCTCAATTTGCGGCTATTATACAGATTTCGTTTGACTTGCAAGGGAATTTTGGTAGAATTGTGCGAAAGGAGAAACCAATGGAAAGATTAGAACCGAGACAATTTGTAGTGCCGGAAAGTTTCAGAAAACTATATGACCGCTGCTTGACAGGCAAGGCAGGCCCACGCGCTGCAATAAAGATGCAATGTGCGGAATGCGTCGGCTATGACCGCGACGAAGTAACGAATTGCACAGATAAAGGATGTCCGCTTTTTCACCTTCGGCCTTATTCTGGTATAACTCGGCGCAAGTTGCCTGTCAATCACCCTTTTAAGACCGCGAAACCATAGCATAGAGTATGTTTTTGGCTCTTAGAATCGAAAAACTATAACTAAAAGGTGATATTGGGTTCGGAAGGATAACCGACCCTTGTTTTTGTGTAAATAACCGCCAATGTTCAATACAACCGTTACACTCGTTAAATCCACCCTTCAATTTTGCTAAATACCTGCAATAAAGTGCAAAATATACTTGATTTGTGCGTTTTATTTCGTTATCATCAAAGCAATACCCGTTAGCTGATTGTTTATCGTTTAGCCCTCGGCTTCGTGGTCGAGGGTGACATAAAACGATTTCGCTGTTATCTCTCAAGTTATGATTATTACAATCGCCCTGTCGTCTTTTACAATAAATTGGTCGAACTCAATAAGAGTAGGTTAAGGAGAAAACGCAAATGACCCCAAAAGTTGTTCATCGGAGAATTGCGGTTCTTGTTACTAAATATGTTTGGAAGTGGTTTATAAAAGACGAGGCCGGACAAATACACTACGCGCTGCCGTTCAAATCAAAAAAAGAAGCAGAAAGAAAATTAAAAAGAATGTCTGGAGGAGCAGAATGTTGAATCTTTTGATAATCAAAACCCACATCGACCCTTTTAACCTGCTGATTTTCGCCGCAATGTTCGTCGGCACGGTATTTTATACCTTCGACACAATTCGCAGGCACAGGCGCAGAAAACATAACGAGCGGATTATAAACAGGTGGGGACGAGAATGAAATTTTGGACGGGATTTGTGTTCGGCGTTTTGTTATGGCAACCCGCTATGAAGGTTGCTGAATATGTCTGGCAACACGCGCCGAATGTCATAGCGTTTGTGGAGAAAATTAGATGAGTAGAAAATGGACACGTAACGATACGATTATGTTAATAACATTGCCATTGTGGGTATTCCCGTTTTTGGTTGGTTGCATCGGCGGCTTAATAATCGTCGCCATTGTTTCAGGATTCGACGGCGTTTATGATTGGTATAAGAACCCGATGGATTGATTTAAGGAGAAGATACGATAATGATTGAAACTACTCAGCAATATAACGAGGCGAAAATAGCTTTGGCGTCCCTCAAAGGCGATATAGACGAGCGACGGGCATTGCTCAAAGTCCGCACAAAAGCGTATAGAGAGCTAAATAAGGAAATACTAAAGTGGAATATGCGAAAGGCGGTAGAAAAGAAATGAGTGGGCCACAAACAAGTTTTACGATAGCTTTGATATTAGTTTCCGTCGCAATAATAGGATTATTTCTATCTTGGAAGTTATTTGTAATCGCAGGTTTAGCTTCGCTTATATTAGTTTTAGGGGCGATAGCAGAAGCTATTGAAAAGAAATGATTTTATGGAGCAATCGCAAGGCAGTCGCGGAGAAAAGTTGATGAGCAAGTCGGCGTTTGAAAAACGAGATAAGAAATTGGGGTGTGGTTGCAAAATGTGCCGCGAAGCGAGAAGGATAGGCAGATTAGATGCCCTTCGATGGGCTTTGAGGCAAAAATCCGACGTTCGTTATGACTTTATAAACACGTTACATACCGAAATCAAGAAATGCGAAGGTGAGAAATGAAATATATGTGGGTTATCGTGATAGATGTTGAATCGATTCATATTCCTTTTGTAGAAGTATATGCTTTGGAAATGAATGCAAGAGAACGAGAAGATTATTGGTCAAAGGCCGGATTTGAACCGTGGTTGATTTGTTGCCCAGTAGCGGATTGGAAAACATAAAGACCGCGATTGAGGCGGCAAAAAAGTAGAAAGGAATTATCATATACGATACAGTCGCTACAAACCGAACTTGTGCGTATTTTATTTGATTTCGCACTATGAATAAGCACAGAATTTTCTTGAAAAAGTGTTTTTGCGTGTATAATAAACTTATGGCCGTTAAAATGATAAATCTAACCATCATCCTATTTTTATTTGTCAGCACAGCTTTCGCCACTCCTGACTGCTTACCGGAAACTATTTACGTTGTTGTATATGACGTAGATGATTTTGACGGCGTCTCTTTTGCTCAAAGCGATTGTTATATAAAGACAGATAGAACAATAAATTGTTTGTTCATTCTTAGTATAAGCGAAGATTATCGTTATAGTTGGGAATCGCCAAAATACGATAATTACAGTTCTTCTGAAATAACCGTTGAACACGGCACAGTAACAGATTCAGGACTGCAGGCAGTATTATATTCATCAGAGGAAAGAGAAGGTTATCCTTATAGATTATTTATTTGCGGCTTAGCGGGAGGGGCATATTACTTTGATGGATTCGTAAACCCTACAGGGTATTCGGTAAACAACCAAACACATCTTATATGCGGTAGCAGTTGGACCGCGACCACTAGCGGTTTTGCTCAAGTGTATCAGAACATTGAATACGGGTGTGCAGGCCCATTTCCTATTATTCATAACTTCTTTTCGTTTGCCGCTTTTACAATAGACAATAACATAAGTATTGAAGATATGTCCCTGTTTTGTGATTTATGGCTCGAAGGAGATTGATATGCCGATTACCGACCGCCAATCGTGGAAGCAAAATGAACAAGAACGTGACGACCTGAGACGTTCTTTAGTTGAAAGCGATGGTCGGCAAGATATTAGATTCCCACCGATTGAAACAGCAGACCCCGCACAGTTTTTTATTAGATTACCAAAATGTCTGGAGACAAAAAATGATAACAGCAAAATGTGATTATTGTGGCAAGGAGGCCAAACCGGAAATCAGAGAAACCTGGAATCGTCCACTCGGTTGGGCAATTTTACTGGAAAACAACAAGCCCGACCGCCTTGTGTGTCCTGATTGTATTCCAATACCGAAAAAGAAAGAACAAGTCAATGGACTTTGAATTAGCAGACATTCAGTTATCAGACATAAATAAATTACCTGTTGATGAGCAAAAACAGTTTTATGAATGGGCACAAAGCCATTTACGCAAAACCCGTAAAAAAATATCCATTGCCCGCCGTATGGCAGAAGCAAAAATATCCAATGAAACAGATAATGATGAAAGGGGTAATCAATGAGTTTAACAGTAAACGCATCGGCAGGATTCCCGCCCATTGAAGCAGGAACATATCAAGCAATATGTTATCAAGTGATTGATATAGGAACGCATCATAATACTTTGTTTGATAAAGACAACAAACAGGTGCTTTTGGCGTGGGAAATTCCTTCGGAAAGAATAGACCTCGAAAGAGATGGGCAAATGGTCAATTTGCCGAGGGCAATATCAAAGATTTATACGGCTTCCCTGCACGAAAAAGCGAAACTGTATCAGCACTTGGTCGGTTGGCGGGGCGTTCCGTTTACAGTAGAAGAGTTGGAAGCTTTCGATTTACGAAGCGTTCTCGGCACAAATTGTATGCTGTCAATCAGTAATGAACAATCACAAGGGTCAACCAAAAAGATTGTTGCCAAAGTCGCGTCTGTTGCCAAACTAATGAAGGGACTGACTGTCTGTAAACCAGAGAATCCGGTGATCAGCTTCGATATGGACATTGACGGCTATACTAATATCCCCGAAGGATTACCTGATTGGATAAAAGAGCAGATAAAATCATCCGTCGAATATAAAGCCGTTACGCACGCGCAAAACAGTGATGAATTAAAAGCAACGCAAGATGCGATGGGAACGCCAAAAAGCGACATCCCCTTTTGAGGTCAAATACCGGCTTGATGAAGGCGACATAAAACATCGGATTGATATTGCAAAAGAAAAATGCACAAAAAGAATTAAAGAAGCAACGGAGTATTTCTCTAAAAGACCGAAATGATTATCCGCGTAAATAGTTACGTTGATTGTCCATTGCAAAAAGGCGGATTTTGTCGGTATCTTTCCAAATTCTGTCCTGTTGACGACCCGAAAGACAAAGGTTGCAATATAACTCCTGATTATTGTCCGCTTAAAACACAAGAAATCAGAATAAGGGTCAAGAAGGAAAAGTAAGTGTGTTTTGACGCGATTATCACAATACCAGGCGAGCCACGTTCACAAGAGCGTCATCGAGATGGCAAGTATGGCAACAAATATGACCCATCGGTTGGCGCAAAAGAATCTCTTACCGTTCAATGTCTTGCGCAATGGCGACCTGATGGATTCCCGACAGATAATCGATTTGAGATAGATGTTTCGTTTTATTCTGGAAAAAATGTCAAAGATGGTGACAATTGTTATAAGTGTATTACAGACGCATTGGAAGGTTTTTACTGGAAGAACGATAAACAAATTAAAGACCATCACGTTCACGTCATTGATAATTCAGACAATCCTCGGACAGTGCTTATGATTAAAGTCGTTGAGGAAATCAAGAAGTGATTCTCGCTTGTCATAAATGCGGTCGCACAGGTGTTGTCGAAGGTCAAATTTCCAACAGATGGACTATTATTGTGATTCATAAAAGGGATTCTGGCAGTAGAGTTATCAGCACTGCATACGAACCTTTATGTGATATTTGCACGGGAGAAATCGAAAGCAATTTGGTTGTGAAAAACAAAAGGGTCAACGCTTTTATTAGTAGGCATAAATATGTTGAGGAAGATTAGTTTTCTTCTGACCAACTGACGCCGCGAGATTCGTCAAGGTGTTTTTGCACCATAACCTTGACTTCTCCTAATTGAAATTTGATAAGCGCAATATCTGTCTGCATATCAGCAATGCGCCTTTCGTGGATAAGATACGGCCCAATAAGAGCGGCGACTATTGCAATCCAGTAAACAACGTCCTTGAGCGTTATGAATCCGTTAAGTTTTTCCCGTATCATTATTGTTCAACTCCTTTTCTGCTGCTGCGTGTCTTTGCAGTCGCGCCTCTAATTCTTTTTGGATAATGTTAGCTTCGGCTATTTTTTGAGCCAGCATCAATCCCAATTCCTCGCTCGTTATTTCGCCGACGTTTTTTGTTTGCTCAGCCATTTTAAGCTCCCTACGATATTGCTGTTATTATGCCGCCCTTTGTCGTTATCGAAGTTGGAAGAGCATATGTATTATCCGCACAAGGCGCAGTTCCACCACATCTAAATCCCGTTCCAGCTTCAATAGTTGTAGTATTGAGTATTGCACCCACTACGTCAAGAGGGATAGTCGGAGCAGTTACTTTGCCGATACTCAAACTGCCGCCGATGTAATTGTTTGCAGTGTTTATTGCTAAACCCCAGTTATTCGTAGTTCCCGCCGTTTGTCCTGAATCATAAAAAGCATTAACTGTTGGTATTCCAACTGAACCAGTATTAGAAATCGCACCCGCTCTATAATGGTTAAATGCAGTCATCTGGACTGTGCCTAAAGTTCCAGAATCCTTATATAACTGTAAAACGGTGTTATATGCGTTAGCTACTGTTACAATATAGTTTCTTGAATCAATTAAACCCCTAACGTCAAAAATGATATTTCCGTAACCACCTTGCAATAAAGATACAGTTCTATTTCCCGTTGCACCAGCAGCTGGAATCCAGAAAGAAGAAAAATTTATCCCTGTTGCTAATGTATTTATTGTCCCCGGCCCATTCCAAACAGATGTCGAAATAAGAAAATAACCGACAGTGCCAGCAGTAGAAGGATTATAATTATGAATAAAATTACCGGCTGTTGGATTTCCATTTATCCCCAACCCGCCATTAAATCTTGCGTAACCCGTGCCGATAAGATTATAGGAAGCATCAGAAATCAAAGCAGCGTTATATGAAAAACCCGTGCCAGTCGATACAGGAATATAGTATTGAGTTCCAAAAGTGTCGTCGGCAAATGTTCCCGAAGGCGTCTGTTTTATAAAACCAGTTCCAGCGGCAGTTATCCCGTTCCACAAAGAGGAATTGTCCGTTATCGCAGAAACTACACCCGCTGTGCCTTTGAGAAGGCCGGAAAGAGAACCGATAGAAATAGTCCCATCGGTATTGCATACAAGTTGTCCAGCATTTGTTCCTGTATAAATATGTATGGGATATACAGCAACGCCAGTTCCTGAACCAGCAGCCGCTGACCACAAAATATACTTGTTACCAGTGGGAGTATATCCAAACTGTAATATCGCTATATTTGTGCAATCGGGCATATTCTGGGCGGCAAAGATATTCATATAACAGGCGTCAGTTGCGTCGCCATCTTTGGTCATTAAATCAAAAGCCATACCACCGGAAGTATCCTGACATTGCATTGTTACTATGCCGGAATCTCTGAAAGATATGTATGTTTTAGTAGAATCAGATACAGTTCTTAATTTCAAAAAAGTTGTATCATAACCTGTCGTTACTAATTCAAACGACCCTGTATAGGTAATATCTCCTGTAAAAGTCAACGTGTTCGCTGTAAAACTAAGATTTGTTGATGTCAACAAACCACCGGTAGTATATCCAGCGACATAATTAGCAGACCCCGCTAATCCTGAAATAGTTAATCCCGCAACCGTAAAATTAGTTGCCCCCGTATGAATATTCTGCGGGGTGGATAAAGTTATAGTTCCATCGCCATCATCGGCAGTAACTATTTGATTGCTTGTTCCGGCAATCCAACTTTGTAGATTAGCAACAGAGGTTAAAGCATCTGCACCATCAGTAGCGACAAGACGAGAAGAGGTAAGGCCAGTAAGAGTCATTCCCGCAAAAATAACGGAATCGGTTTTCAACAACGATTGCGGGGGAACTGCGTTTAATTGTGTCATAATTAAAACTCCACGCCGAGTTCTCGGCCTTCATCAATTTGTTCTGTAATACATTCGAGGTCTGCAAGGTTGACTTCGATCTGATGGGCCTTGACCATTTCGGCGCGTTCTTTAAGTAAATCAATCGTTTCTTCAATAGTATCGCCCAATGCTACGACAGAGCCAAGCGATTGGAATCCAGGCGTTGAATAATAATTACCATCGAATGAACAGGCCATACGGAATTTGAACCATCGGCGGACTTCTGGTTCGACCGTAACCTTGAGCCAGTGCTTATCAGCCCACTCGCTTTCAAGCGGCACTGCCGCCGCGTATTTATAATTCATAATCGGCTGAATCTTCTCACCCGTCGCAAGGCCGTAAATCACATCGCCGAAGTTTTCAATCAGTTCCGTCTGAATAGCGGACACCGTAGGAGCGGCGTGCCTAAGAGTATAATCAATAAGATAACCTTCAGTTTCATTGGGTATCATCGCCTCTGTCGAAAAAAAGAACCGCGTCTGCATTTCCTCGAATACGGGCGCAAGCGCATCATTTATATTTTTAAGCTGCTTTGGCACTTTATCGTATGGCATAACAGAACCGATATATCCAGAACCCTTGATTTCATAACCGACCATACACGGTGAAAGATTATCGCCGTCAAATACAATGCCGTCTAAGCCAGGTTCAACTCCGTCAATTTGCTCCTCGATGATGAAGTCCAAATGCTCGGCTTTCGGGCCTAATTCGTATTGTAAATGGTCAAGTAGTGGTTTACTGTTATCGTAATCGACGTGCTTGAAACTCTCTATATCCCCGCGAAAGATATTGAGCTTTACGAAAAGATTTTCCTCTTTTTGAAGTAGCGCATCGAGTGCCTTGAAGCCGTGAATCTTGCGGGTTTTCTGCGTCGGCAATCCAGCGTCCGCCTGAATCTGTCTGCCATACCAACGGTCTAATTCGAGTTTTTCCGCCTGACCGACACCGGCAACAAGATAGCCGTTACGTTTAAGATATTCAACCAAATCGCCGCAATGAGTATCAGGGAAATACAGGAAATCCACATCATCGATGTAATCCCAAAAGTTTAACACACGCTGCAATCCATCGAAGTTTTCGCCGATAAGTGCTTTATTGCTTTTAGGAAAAGCTTCTGCCCAGGGAACGTAATAGAAAACCTCTGCGCTGTCTCGGACAAGACGGGATGCCAGCTCAGGAAAAAGTCCCAGGTCATAAACCAGAACCTTTTTGCCTTCAACTCTACTCACTTGGTGTCCTTTCTTCTAACTTGCGTCTGCCTTCGCCAAACCGCCAATATAGTATATCACCAACAAGCGGTATGCTCTTAACTAATTCCCATCCTTTGCCGTCCTCATTATCGCTTAGATGAACAACTAAATCTTTTGAGGCATTATCAATGCTCTTGGTCGGGAAAATGTTTTGCGTCAGAACGCCCTTTGCGCCTTCTTTAACTTTACGAACAGCATATCGGGAAAGCAGAAATATCTGCAAAAAGTTATTCAAAAGTTCGTCAGAAACATCAATCGGCTTACCGTAGATGAAATCCTTCACCAAATCAGTCGATGCTCCTGTTGCGGTGAATAGCGTCGTCATCCAGATTAGCCGCCCCATTCCTGTCATAAAATCCTTGGGTTTGTGATTGGGGTGGGAAAAAAAAAAACACGACTCTGTCCGCATAAAATCCAAACGCTTGAGTGAAAAGCTTTTCAAAACATATAGAAATCTCATATTGCCGGACTTTGCGTATCCTTCCGGCATATCGGCTATGGATATTGGTTGTATACCTGATAACTCTGTTGCTAATAGATATTTGACGTTCTCGGAAACCTTGCCCGCTTGCAGGTCGGCTATAACTGTCGCCGTTTCCTTGCCGAATACTTTTGTAAGTCGCTTTCGTTCTCTCATTGGGTCTTTTTGCAGTTTGGCGCGGTAGTTCTCAAACACGGAATTGATGAATGTTTCTTTGCCGACAGTATCGCCCTTGCGAATAGCGAACATAATCTTTTCGCCGAATGTTTCAAGGCCACTGTCCGTCCATTCTTGTCCCAACGGATGAACGTAAATATCGTGCAGAGTTATATCGCTTTTGCCGACGAGGGCTTTGCCAAACGCCTTCGGAAATTGCAGTGGAGCGCGGTATAAAGAGAAAGATAAATCACCCAATTGCGTCAGGTATTGGGTTACATTATTAAGCAGGTCATAATATGTCCAACGTATCGCCGTTCTCATAACCTTGCCGGTCGGTTTTCTATTGAAAATACCAGTCAATATGCCTTGCAAATCTTTCTGTTGTGAGGAAGTTAATTTGCCGCCTTCGGCAAGTCGTGTAACCTCTGCGGCGATTGACTCATCGACAGGAGCTTCATTCAGTGATTCGTAAGCATCCTGCAATTCATTCAGTTTCTTCGAGGCAGTCCGTATCCTGTCCTCGTCTATTAACGATTCGTTTTTGAGTTTGAAGATTCGAGTTTTTAACGCTTCAACCGTTTTCCTTGCTGCAACAACTTCATCGGATTGTTTGCCGAAAAACCGTCTCTGTTCGACGACATTGGCCGATTTTTCAAGATAATGTATAACGCTCGTATCCCAATCGTGCAGGAACTGCTCAATCTGTGAATCTATAATCCCAAGTGTCCTCTCTTTTGCGTGTCCAGGGCGGGCCAGAGATATATTGTCCGTCGTGTAACCGCGCAGCAATGAGTTGACCAAAGATATTTTCTGCTCCTCACTGAGTGGCCTACCACCTTGTTTCGCTTTTTTCTTATTGATAGATTCTTCAATCAGTGAATGTTTTTCGGTTGTTCCCAAAAACTCCAACAAGCCGTCGAGGTCTTTAATAGACAATGGAAAATATGTCCTCCGGTAATCCATATCGACGCCCACCGCTTTTTGATTATTGTAAGCATCGTCCATTGTATTCCTGAATGTCTGATATTCCGCTTCGAGATTGTATTTCTTAACGAGGTCGTCAATATCGCCTTCGGAAAGATTACGAGCGGCGAGTTCCATTCTGCGCCGGTCGGATTCGTCGGTTATCGCCTCTACTTTTCTAAGAAACGGCTCTACGCCTTGAATCCAGTCGGTTGTCCTTTTGCGGACGCCGTGAATATATTCGCTGATTCTGACGCCGACTTCCGGTGATATATTCTGTGCGCGGGTAAGCATATCGCCTGCAAGAAAATCTATGCCCTTTCCGATACTGGTTACGAGTTTGCCGATTTTGCCGACAATCGAGGGTTTGACCTTACCCATATTCGCCTTGACGAAATCTTCCGGCAGTTTTTCGGGATGAGGAGTTGAAGTATTGTATTGACCCCTGATTTCTGCCGCCCTTTGAGATTCTTTTGAACCTGGCTTAAGTGGCTTCAATAATCCTTCGGCAGCCAATGCTTCCTCGACTGTTGCCCATTGAGGTTTTTTGGCCACTTCTTTAGCAATGCCTTTTTCCTGCCAGAATTTTCTACCTCTCATTTCTGGCGTTAATTCCGATGTGAACGCTGGTTGCAATTCGGGGTTCACTATTGTATTTGCGTATTCTTCTGCCGCCACAACATCTTTGAAATTCCTGACGTTAAAAACTCCCGCCTCGCCTGCCGGAATCATCAAATCATAAGTCCCATCCTCTTTGGCTTCGATTCTTAAATCGGTATTTGTCTGGTCAAGACGAGCATTGGTTCTTGCCAAATCGGTATCTTCCCAACGCAAAGCCCTGATAAGTTTCTGCTTCGATTTATGCTTTGGAATTTCTATGCCGCGCCTGCGGGCATCCCGAACAAGTTGGTCAACGCTTCTATTATCAAGGTTTTTGAGAAATTCGTATTCTGTATCAAGTGCCGTCATTTCATCGGCGAACCTTTCGAGATTCTTAACTCCTTCTGGTGTCTTGGACGCTTCGACAAGTTGGTTAATCCTGTCCCGAATAGCATCCATTCTGTTTCGAGGCGGTATCGGCGTCGGTTTTGCTGTAACAGGAATATCAGGCAATACCGTTGGTTCTACTGTTACCTGAGCAGGCAACCTGTATTTGCCGACCTCTTCTTTGTAAAGTCCATCAAAATCGCCTTGCCCGTCAAGTTGTCGGTGCAGGATATTTGATGCGACCTTCTTTGATGTGGCGTAATCAAGATTTTCAGTTATCGAAATCAATCGAGCCAGTTTATTTTTGTATCCCGATGTTCTCACGGATTCATAAGACCTGAATCCGCCGCCGACAATGATATTTGCAAATGCGCCACCCGCCCCTGCTTCTGTCATTTGCGTTGCAATAGCGAACCAATCGGGATTACCACCAGGCGTCTTTGGATATTCGTCCCTTAAATACGCTGGAGTAGCGATTATTAAACCTTCCTGTGCAGCCATAGTAACGCCGCCGTTTATGCCGAGAGCGACAACTTCTTTAGTCAACCTGCCACCGGATTGAATCATTGCGTTTTTTGTGGATTGTGTGATATTATCAATCAACATCTTTTGCGCCGTCGGATTGGCAAACCGGAATAATTTGTCTACCTGAACGGCCATTAAAACCGCGCTTCCGCCACCGACAATCAGGCGTTCCAGTTCTGCTTCCTGTTCGGATGCGCCTTTATCGAGAGCATTCTGTTTGGCTTCTTCTCCCATCGTCGCAAAAGCAATTGTGCCTGCGCCGATTGATTGGGCAATCTTTGCACTGATTGTTCCGGCAAGTGCCTCGGCGGTTAATCCGCCAGTAACAACCGTTGCCATTACATACGGAACAACCGAGCCAGTTGACCTGCCTATGAAATTCATCGCCGAGGATGTATCCGAAGGCGTAAGTTCGGGACTTTTCATATAATCCAAAAATACGTCTTTTAATTCAGCCAACTCCGGTTGAACTTCTTTGGGTATCATACCCAATGCACCTGCGCCGATACTTGCAGTTGTTTTTTTCGCCGCTTTGCCAAACTCCGATACGAAACCCGTTTCGGCCTGCGCATATTTTTTTGCTATTTCATCTTTTGCGCCGCTATCGTAGTTGCGGATTGCTTCGCCGAATACCGCCGTGCGCTCCCTGAGCAAATTCTTCGCATCTTGTTTTGTTGGCACAGCAGCGACTAAAGCCGCAAAATAATTACCATCCAGCAATTTCTCTCTTTCGTAAACGGGCATTGCCAAAACTTCACCGACAGGCGGCATTGCGGGTTTACCTTCTGCTAACTTCAACACCTCGGAGTTTTCGTTATAGAAATTTTCCCTGGCAAATTTGATATTGCTGTTGTGTGAAGCTGATTGCGCTCGTCTTAAAACTTCTTTATCAGGTGGCTTGCCTGCACCGATTGATTCCGCTATTACCGATATATCTTCGTCCATTTTTTCAGGAGTAATGACCTTGCCCTCCATTTCCATTCGGCCAAGAACAGAACCAGGGTGCATATTCTTGACGCCGTAAAGTTGTTCAGTGATATTGGCGTAATTATCAATTACGTCATTAACATCAAGACCGCTTTCATTGGCAAGGACGTAGGCGGTAAGTTGCCTTGCCTGCGATTCTTTCTGGAGTTCAATAGGGACAGCGGCAATATCGGGTTCGACGGTAGCAACGCCCAAGTCAACTTCGCCTTCCGGCGCAATCCCTAAGTCGATTTCTTCGGGCATTATTTAATCCCCTTCAATCGACCATTGCGAATATACGTCCACATCTTACGGGTATCATCCCATACAGCATCGGGAGGGATATTAACCGGACGAGCGGGTTGTAAGGTTGTTGGGATTGCTACCGGCGTTAATGCCGCAGTTCTTTCACGAACTACCGCCAAATCCCTCGATGGTGTATCCCACCAAAGATTGATTTTTTTTGTGAGTTCATTGAATTTATCAGTTATTTCCGCATCGCTGGCATCGGGATTATCTCTCGTCCAGTTACCAAATGCCGCCTGATATTCGATAGCGGCAAGCATATTTGTCTTTCTATCGCCATCGACCAGTTTGTTTTTGCTCGCCAGATACGAGAACGTCTTGTTGTATTCGCTGATTTTCCGTTGTTTAATCGGGTCTTTGTTGTCGGCGTAATGATAAATGTCGTCGGTAATCTGTTTGAACTCCGTCGGGTTTATTTTAGTTTGATATTTTGAAATGCCCGCCAAAGCGTCTTTGCGCTGAATCAAACCGTCTTTATAGGCCAACACCACTTCGTTTGCGGCAATACGAGAATCCTGGTCAGTTGCAATAGTTTCGCCCTTCGCTCTCATTCTCGTTACTTCCTGAGCGTGCGTCCAAGATGAATCCTTTTCTTTCTGGTCAAGAGTGGTCGCCTGAATCGAGGCGAATGTAGCCGTTCCTGCCTCAATCTGTTCGGCAATGGAAACTCTATCCTGTTCAACCTGCGGGTCTTTTACTTTATGCAGGTCGGCAAGCAGGCGGTCGCGTTGGTCAAGTTGTGCGTCATTAAGCCCCTTTAATCCTTCAAGTTGTTTTTGCGCCTGCTCGTAATTACCTGTTCCAATATCAATCCTCGCCATTTCAAGGGCGGAATTGGTAAAGATGTTGGCCATTAGGAAATCATATTTTTTCTGAGTTATGGCTTTTGTATCTCTCGCGTTTTGATATATCGTTGCCGCTCCGCCGACATCGCCTCGACCGAGAAGCGCAGTCGCTTCAAACTCCATCTGGTCGGCGGCATTTGCGCTTCTTACGGCAAGTTCTCGCGTCTTGAATGTCTGTTGCCATTGCGGTAAATGCTCATTTGCGTGTATCTGCAAGGCGCGTTGGGCATTGCCGTGTTTCATCGAGCCGATAATGCCTTGTGTGTCCTTTTCGTATTGCGCCCACGCCTTTTCGTTGGCATCAGGGTCTGTCGTCGCAGAATTGACAAGAGCAAAACCCTTTTCCTCGATTTGACGCTGACCTTGCGATAATTCTAAAGCGGACTCTTGAGCATCGACTTTCTCACCTAACTGTTGCAACGCCCCCCCTATTGCCTCTAATCCCCCCGTCGCTGGCATTTGCGCGCCGACTGCAGGTATTCTGCCGCTCGGCGATACGTCTGCATATTCGATTTGTTGTCCTGGAAAAGTGCCTGCCATTTATCACCTAAAAATGCACTGGTTCGTTGAGCCAACTTGATGCTCTTGTGGCTGTTGTCTCTAAAGATGTTGGAGATGGAGTTTTAGGCATTGCTGACGCAATCGACCCGAATCCCTGTAATAACGTTCCACCTGTTCTAAGATATGATTGACGTTTAGCTTGCCGACCCTGCCACTTCGCCATTGCACCTTCTGCGCGTGCCGTTGCCGCACCTATTGTGCCTTCTCTGCCTATCATCAGATTTTGCAATTCTAATTCCGACCGTTGTTTTGCAAGGGCAAGCAAATTCATTCCACCGTCCGCCGCCGCCTGTCCTGCCTCCATAGATGACATTACTCTTGCGCCTGCTTCGGCCTGTCTTGTCTGGTCAAAAGAGGTCTTGGCTTCAATTTCTTTCGCCTGCATTTCGTCAACTTGTTGGTTGTATTTGCCGATTGCTGCGGCGGTTTTGCCTTCTTGAATTTGACCGAATGCTGTTAATCCTGCGCCACCTATCATTAAAGCAGGTGCAAGTAATCCACCTGATAATCCCATCAATGCTGTTGTGGCGGCAATTCCACCTCCAGCACCACCCATTATCGCACCCGCTTTTGAGGGGTCTTTGAAAACCGTTCCCATTATGTGAACCTCCGGTAAATGTCCGCAGGTTTATCGCCGACGAAATTCTCTGCGGTCGATTCAAAGTCAAATCCCAAATGTCGAACCATATTGTGACCTTCAACAAAATCCCGTTCTACATAGCACTGCAAACGCTTTATTCCCATCTTCTCAACCATTTCTTCTAACCAAGTTCTTATGATACGATATACAATGACAATATGCTTGCCCGATTCGTCGCTAAGGTCACACCACGCCCACGCCGTCGTGCAGTTTATCATCTGTATCCCGCCGACGGCAAGTGGAATACCATTTTCTTCGATACAGACCGATACGGCGATTTCCTGCGGCTGTTTGTTAAAGATACCGCGCGAAATCGAGTGCGATTTCATAAATTCAATATCGGCATCTGTCATATCGCGCAAATTCATTATCGTCCAGTTACCTCAACTTTCGGAATCAGTGCCCTAACAATACACGGCAGCGGCGCGTCTGTCGAAATAATTAGGTTATTATCTATTGAGAATCCGCCATCGACAGATACCGAAACTGTCCCTGTGAACAAACCCGCTATCGAATCTGCATTATTCTGCCAGCGCGGGTCATCGTAGTTTATATCGAATAGCTTATCGTCCGCCACACCATATTGGGCGTCCATTGTATTCAGGAAAGATATTCCCATTTCTTTGCAGGATACAATGCTCGCGGCGGAACTGCCCATTTGGGTATTAACAACCGGTTTCATCGGCATAAGTTTCGATTTATAAGCAATACCATATTGAACTTTATTTGCTGCTGTATCGAGTTCAAATTCACCGTTAGCATCCACAACCTTTGAATCCTGAACCACGCCATCGGCCAAAATTGCAACTGTTTCGCCGACCAAATGGGTTGCCCCCGTAACCGTAGTTGTCGCAGTTGTTGCCAAAAAGGTTTTTCCGCAATCGACGAAGAAGGCGTCTTCGATTAAAGTCCCAAATACCCTCGGAGCGAATCTCTCAATGTAAATTGCATAAATGACATCGGTTACGATTTCATCCTCGTAAGTTACCGTTATATCTTCCCAAGTTATCGTTTCGCCGGTTATCGTCCTGAAAACAGCCAATGTAACATTGTCCTCGTATTCACCTGGTGTAATACATACGCTGTAAACATCGCCGTCTATCGGCACTTTTGCCCAACCAACGCAGTTTTGCTCGCGGTCATAAACCAGAATAATAACATCTCCAGTATCGAGAACGCACCATAGAATACAGTCGGGAGCGGACTGCAAGGCCATATTGACTATTCTTGCGCTCGATGTTAAATGTTCTGCCAGAGCAGATAAATCGGGTGCGTTAAATTTATCCGCGCCGCTATCAAAAGTAAGTTCCTTAACTTGCTGACCGTTTGTATAGAGTAACGCTACTCCAGCATCTACCGGCTGAATCTCATTACCACCGAACCCGAATTGATACTTGGGAACAGTATTTGTAGGAGTTAAAAACTGTTCCATTCTGTTTGATGTAATTTTCCAAACCTCGGCAAAAGTGGCCACCAATAGATTTTCAGTCGCTTCAACCCAGGCAATGTCCTCGCTAGTCGCAACTGTAACTGAATATGAATCGGCGGCAAGTAAACCTGCGCTAAAGTTCTCGTAATCGCCCGAATGACTTAACCATAATGTAAGCAATTTCGCCCCGCTCGGCAGTATTGTCTGCATACCGCCGTAAATACATCTGTCCTCAAAAAATGCAACCGAAGTCGGGAAACCTCTTAAATCACTCCACGCGCCTTCTGACCATCTTTTTGTCGGTTCGGCCAATTCCAAAGGCGTTATGACGGATATATTTGCGATAGTGGCACTTTCTAAAATCACGACTTCATCTTCATATGTAACAACCTCGCCTTCATAAGTAACAATATCACCAATAGAAGTTATTTTTACAATGCCCTCTCGGAATATATCGTTCAAAGTGAGGTCTGAGCCAAAATCTCCAGTCATACCATCGTGAACATATATACGATACTGAACACTTATGCCGTCCTCAACGAACGATTCCTGAACATTTCCATCGTTTTTGTATATGAAAGTTCTGTATGTATCCCAGCCCGCATCATTATCGTTCCTTTGTAGTTCGACAGTCCCTGTCCACGTTCCGTGAGTTTTGAATCTGAAAGTTCCTTTGGCATATATTGCGGCACTGTATCCAACGGCATTAAGTGTAAGGATAGTAACCGACCGCTGGTGAATCAGAGAAAAAAGCGTCCCAGCCATACCATCTTCAAAGTAATCGCTTGAAGCAGTTAATGTGCCTGGTATGTAAGCGTTTTCTCCAGCGTTCACATTAAAAATGGCGCACGCCGTCGAGTGTTCGCCTGCGACTGCGTAAAGATAAATTTCTATTTTTGTCACGTCCGTCCAAGTGCCGGTTATTGTTGCCGTAGAATCATAACCAATCAAACTTCCTGGCTTATCGTGATAAGAAGTCGCTGAAAAATCGGCATCAACAACTTCTGGGTCGATAACTACTGTCCACGTTCCGGCGCTATCACAAACCCGCAAACCTCTTTTTGTATAGGTATTCAGGGTAAGGTCAGTTGTTTGGTCGTGAGACATACAGATATAATCAATGATTATTTCGGTAAGTGTTGCTATGGCGTCAGCATAAGTTACAGTGTAAGTGATATAAACAGTTCTGCCGTCCGACATCCGGCCACCACCGCAATAATCAGCTTGCGAGCCATTTACACCGTGCGCCGCAGTTCCATCCCACCAGTTATCCCGAATATGATTGATGCCATATTTACTAACGCCGTCTCCGTGTCCAGTCAAACTATATTCCGCCGTGCCCACCGATAGACCTGTTGTGCTTGAAGTCATTGTTATATTACTCGGATTGTCAGGGTCTATCAGGTCGTTTCTTATCATAAACGGCCCAGTTTTGAAAGGTATAATCGTAAGTGCAAACGATGTCGCACTCGTTCTGGTCAGTTTTCTCGGCGCATAAAACGGATGCGTAATCCACATCACATCGCCGACTTGATGATATTGCAGCTGGAATAAATGTTCCGTTAGATACGAAGTTTGTATCCATACCTCGTCATCATTGTCGTCCAGAAGAACTGCGCCGTCATAAAAAAACCGCATATACTCATTGCTTAATTCGACATCATAGGAGACCTCGGATGAATAAATGAACGGAATCAGTCGTATTTTGGCCATAAAATTATCCGGTTAAATGTGCAGCCGTTAATGCTCCAGTTTCCTCAAACCAGCAATCTTCATCCTGAGCTAAATAACCCCAAGATGTTCCACCAAAAGCACCAGACGAACCTCTTGTGTATCCATCACCAGAACCAACACTTTTTAGACCCCTGCTTTTTACATAGTTATAAGAAGGATTGCCCACAAAATCGGAGTTATAAAAAACAAGTGCGTATGTAGTTCCAGTGATTAAACGGGTTGTTCCATCGAAAACAAAAATACATAGTTTGTAAGGACTACCAGAAGGAAATTTGCTTATATCATAACTTGTGCCAGACGTCTCAAGAATAGTTCCACTTGGCTCATAATATCCACCAGATAAAGGATTCCAGACCGTTGTTTCTACGCGACAATGTAAATTCCCCTCTGGCGAACCAACCTCTTTATACCAATAAGTTTTGAATCCAGTTATATAATGAGTAGTTTGCGGACTAATTGTCTGGCAACCCATAGATACTAATGCGCAATTAAATCTTGATTCGTGTGTTGTCGGATTATCACAATACTCATAAAGTCCTTGTTTTGGTGGTTCAGTGCTAAATATAAATTTGAGTCCAGGTCGGCGCACAACTGCACCATAAATTCGAGGTATCATATTTTCGAGATGGCGGCAGCCAGATTGATACTTTTCCGTATCATTGCGGGCATCTGTTTTTGGACTTAATTCACCAGCGTTAAAAGATATTAAAGATATATTTGTCATATCTTATTCCACAACCGGCACAACAGATTCGTAAACAAATTTAAGACCAGGACGGCGCTCTGCACAACCGTAAATCTCTGGAATAAAATTCTCAAGATGACGGCACATAGACGGGTATTTTTCCGTGTCACTTCTCGCGTCCACCAAAGGAGATACCTCACCGCTGTTGAACGATATAATCGGAACATTAACCATATTTTTCAAATCTCTTTCGCTTGAAATAACCAATATCAGCGCTTTCTAATACTCTCGCTCGTTGCGCCTGTGCTACTGCCCCTCCACCAGTATCCGATACAGTATAAACGTTTATGACCTTGTTCTCGGCTATGGTAATGCCGTCGATAATGTTCCGTAGCAAATCAAAATAATCCGCTTCATAAAGATATTCATTCGCACCGATAACTGCGCCGACACTTGTTACTATATCGTTTATGGTTGTATCATAATCAGTTACCCACGCACCTTCATAATGAACTTTGTCGCCTTCCCAAAAAACACTATCGTAGTCAAGAACGTAAACTGTCTCGTCTTCCCACGTCACTGTTTCCAGAACGTAAGCGATTACCTCGTCTCCTGCCACAAGGTCGATGGTCGGCGTTGCACCATAATACCCTTCAGCCAATTCAGGTAAGGGTTGCTGCTCTATCCCACGACCACTTCCATTCGGTTGATATGCGGCAAAGACGAGATTATATCCAGAGATATAACCCATCTTTATTTCGTAGGACATTTTTAGTAAATGTATCCAAATACGTCGATTGTCGCTGTAACCGCCGAACCAGTCGTAACCAGATACTTGAATGTTGTATTTTCAGCACAAATGGTCGTAACTTGCGTGGCGCTGTCGTCTGGTAATGTCGGATACAAATTTATACACAGTGTCGTCCCAGTAACAAGGGCGACTGTTCTTCCTGTATCCCAGTTGTTGTAGGTCGCGGAGTTATTCCCAAATGCGACCGATGTAACACTCGATAATGATGCCGACGGTGTATGGATGCAGATATTAGTAATAACCGCCGTTTTGCCCGCAGGCACAGTATAAAGTGTTGCGGTAGCCGCTGAGTTCAAACTTTGTAACACGCTCGAACTCAATAAACTAATACTTTTTTCTTTCAAGTCAGCCACGATTTACTCCTTTCAAAATTAACCTACTCTGTTTTCCTTGAAGCGAGCCAAGTTCCAGTCGCTTCTTCCCGTATTGTTTGTTTCCGCTCTGCAAACCACTCTTGCTCTTGCATAAGCCCTTGTAAAATCTCTGTCTAATCGTTCAGCAAAAGATGTAGTTTGTGTTCCTGCAAGAACAGGTAATAAATTCAAAGCCAATTGAAGTTTGACAACCTCATAAAATAACGCATCAAAATCGGCGGGGTCGGTTACTTTTTTGACGTATTCTATTTCCGCCGAACCTTCCCTGCTCAAGAATCTTTTGCCCTGAATTGTCCACCGGTTATACCAGTAATAGTGCGCCTGATGATATTTTGTCAGCCGGTCAAAATCATCGGGTAGTTGATATTGGTAATCGTAATGGAAATCAGGTTCGATTGACGTTACGACCGGATAACCCGTTCCGCAGAAGACCTCATCTGAATCCGAATTGTCATACCAGACAACCTGTTCGCCTTCCCAAGTTACAGGTATTCCTTCCCAATAAACATTGTAAATCATCGCGTTTGTGATTCTCTCGCCGGAAGTGAATGTTCCCGACAGGTAGATGATTTCATATTCAGTTTCTGATGTTACTGTTAATATCTCAGCGGTAACTCCCGATGTGAGTCCTGTTATAGTATCGCCGACAATCCAAGACGAAGGCAATGGTTGGACGTTTAATGTCAAGGTGCTTATTAAGGAAAGTTTGGATTGAGTTACAGCGAAATCCCAATCAAAAGAGCGAAGAAGTGCGTCTCTGGTATGCGAATAATGCAGATTAGCTTGAACATAATTATTGCAAGTTGTAGAACCGTTTTCTGCGGAAGATATGTTTCCTGCGCCTATTCTGCCCAATGCCTGATTAACAAGGGCTAACTCGTTTACTGTAAACGACATAATCAAACCTCATATAGCAAGGCGCGGGCGGAGGAGTAATCCCGCGCCTGCCGGAGTGAATGATGAATATTAAACTGTTTTATACTCGAACATAATCCAGACCGGCGCGGCGGTAACGCCGTCAATCGCAAATATGGTCGAGACAGCAACCTTCATTGCCTTTTCGCCGAAGTCCAAGACAAACGGGTGAGAGGTGCTTGCGCTGAACACTATCGGGCCGATATATGTCAAGGTAAGGCCCGCACCGGCGTTTCCCGAACCCAAACTGATAGTTGCGCTATTCGTTCCACAGGATATGATTATTTTCCTGATGTAATGGCATTTTCCTGTCGATGCCGCCAATAGCGTCTCGCAATCCGTTACGTCTGCGTTATATTGTGACGACCAAATCCAGTCACCTTCAATCGGAGGCGTTACCATCACAATCACGTTATCTGTCATTGCAGCCATAAATCACCTCCTATGCGCCGTAATGTTGGTCTGGATAATGGGATTGTTCACACGCCGCCGTCGTCTGCGCAGCGGTTACGCCTGCCGCATCGGATAAACCGCCGATTTTGGGATATTGCAATGTGCCGTAAGAGCCAGGGTCGGTCGTTGAAAACGTGCATAAGGTCGCATTGACCGTCGTAAATGCCAAAGACATAGCATCCAAATCCTTCTCGGTCAAATCCTGAATATGCTTTGACGGATTATGTTTTATCCACCACAGAAATCCCCAAAATGCCTGATTCGTTGTCGCTGCCATAATTTATTCTCCAATCAAATTGCCGTGTTTGTCACGCGGCCATACCTTCAATTTCGTTTTGCCGAAAGGCACAGTCGTCATAACCTTTGTTGCATACCGTTGCTCGCCGTATCGAGTAGTATGTCCCGCTTTAGCGGTTCGAGAGTTCACTTCGTCCTTAAGAACTTTTTCACTTGTGTTAAAAGGAACGATGTCGCCTTCGTCACTCTTTTTTTTCATCTTTCTTTTCTTTTTTCTGCGCTTCGACCGTCTCTTTTCGGGTCGGCGCTTTTTCAGATTTTACTTCTTCGTCCGTCATTTTTTTCTCCAGAAAATAAGGGGGGAGATTTCTCTCCCCCGATTATTAAATACTGATTTGCAGCATAATGAACGGAGCGCCACTATCGGTGCCGGTTCCGGCATTGACAAGGAATCCAGCGTGTTGATTTTGCAAAGTTGTTGCTAAAGCTACGGTATGCGGCTTTATTGAGCCGGAGCCATCTGAACCAGCAAAAACGAATTGTCTTTGCGTGTTGCCTGTAATGGCTACGCCAGGTGCAATCCAGCAGATTCCCCACGTCTGCAACCAGAAGAATTTACTGGCGGCAGTTACTTCGACAACAGGCAATCCCGCAACACTTCTATTGGGACTTCCCGAATAAAGAATATCGATGTAGGGATTTCCGCAAACCTCGATTGCGTTTACAGCAACCGTGAGGGCGGTATATAGCGGCCCGTCAAGGTCAATTATCAGCGTCGAACTTGAACAGTAATTATTTCCGACGATACCCCTATTTTGAACATCAGAGTTATCAACACCGAAAATAATCGCATAACCACCCGCAAGAACATCTTTTGCAAACGACTGACTTGCAACTGTGACTTGCGTATCGCCAGCATTTTGAGCTGCCGCGACTGCTACATAAGTGACTTTTTCCTCATCGCCGAAAAAGGCGGCTTCACCTGTAAACAAAGCGGCCCCGCTCTTTGCGTATTTGAATACACGGCCATCCCAAGTGATATACCGTGTGCCTGGAATGAACCTTTGAACGGTATCTTGTGCGTAAATACTCATTGAACTGCCGAGCGTGCTTAAATCCATAGGAGCAGCACCATTGTCGCATATCGGAGTAAACGGAAATGTGAAATTCTTACTCATAGTTTATTCTCCTTTCAATTAAGCAGCGTCAAGTTCGATACAGACGACTGCTGGGCCTTCGACTCTGGTTGCGCCGATACTAAGTGTCGAATAAACTTGAGTAGCGTTGCACAAATCGTTTCTGATACTGATGTCAACATTCGGCTCTTCTGCGACGGCAAGAACAATCGCATCCTGCGCAAAAGCGTAAGACCTGATTGCATCGGCATCCTGACCGGTAGCAAGCCGTGTTGATTTGATGAACTTGAATCCCATAAACGTATCAATATGACCCTGAGCAAGCGCCCTGACTGTGTTGTAGTCAGCACTCTTGACTTCTGTGGTGTTCAAAAGCTGATTGATATTATGGGGATTCGTCAGGAAATACCTCTGTCTTTCCTCCTCAATTTCGGCATTATCAAGGATTTCCTTGCAGGTAAGCAGTTTCGCAATCGTCAAGGGCGTCTCTGTTGCACCCGAATTATTCGTTCCGGCAGCAACAATAGTTCCATCGCTGTTTATTACTCGACATTCGGCAACATCGTAGTTGTTGATAGTCGTCGCGCCGGTATGGCCGCCATAAGCAGGGCCGCCTAAAGCAGTGATAACCACATCGTCGATAGCGCGGTTCAGTGAGAAATGCTGATTCTGTGAATACGGCCCTTCAAGCTCAAGCAGCAGTTTCAACCTGTCCGGCTTGTCGATAAGGTCTGCCGGAACATCGTAATCCGCCATTGTGAGTTTGCGCCTCGAATGGTCTGCATCTGAAATCGGCGTAGCGCCGTGTCTTGCGCCGTGTGGAACGGCGTCTTTAGGGCCGAGACGCTCGACATACATCGCCTCGCCTGTAACAGATTCCATCCGACAGACACCGCGCAGCTTTGCGGGCTTCTGCTGGGATAGAATCAGAAGGTTGGCCTTAAACTGCTCAACCATAGAAACAGGAATTAGTTGACTCATAGGAGTCCCTTTCCAAAATAGTTAATTAAATTGTAAAACGCTTTCGGAAAGGTAATCCTTGCGGGCCATTCCTGCCTTAACGCCGGTTGGACGGGTGAACTATCACCGTCTTTTGGGCCTTCTGTGCAGAAGGTAGTCCTGTGAAACTAAACTATATATACCAAATAGCGGGGGTCTTGTGTTAGATAATCCCCGTTGCTTGCAATTTTTTCTTACGCTCTTCGCGTTCCTGGAACATTCTTTGAACTTTAACGACTGATTGTTTATGAGCAGGGTCGCTTCTATTTTTATATGCGGAAGTCGCCATTTCTTCGTGAATTAGTGCCTCAAGGTCTGCAGGCCCCATAGTAGCTTCTGCGTCGGCAATCAGTTTATGTTCAACAAATTTGCTGCCGACTTCCTTGATGAAACTATAAATATACGGCTTCAACGGAGATTCGTTCAGAGCTTCAAGAAGTTTAACCCTCTTTTCCTCAGACCAGTTTGCCGTATTTTCGTCGATAACACGGTTGACAAGATGCAGGTCGCTATCGTAATTGTCGCCAGATTCTGCTCGAATAATCCGTTCTGCCTCATCGAACTCGGTCTTGTCGTTGGCCGTCACCGCCTGTTGCAACATCTGTATATTTTTGGCGTAAATACCATTAACAACATCAAACTGTTTCTGTGTAAGATGCACCTTGTCGAGTTCGACAAAGGCAGGAGCCATTGCTTCCGGCGACATATCGAGAAGTTCAATATCTTTGGGAGGCGTGTAATTGTATTTGCCAGTAATGCCGTGCGCCCGCCGATATTCGCTGATTTCCTCCGGCGTAGATTTGTCAGATAACGGAACGATGGTTTTCTTGCCCATCATTTTCTTGGTATCGAGGGCGATTTTCAATAGACCTTTAACGCCCTTGACTTGGTCGTAAAAACCTTCCTTCCACTGGCTTTGGTCTATCAAACCCTCTTTCCATCCAGGTAGAAACTCGCCGTTCTTGTCGATGTATTTACTTATATCAAATTCTGTTGCCGTTGCCGGAGAAGTTACCACAACTGGCGCAGCCGCCGCTTGTGAAACCTCCGATGTTACCGGCGCAGTCGCCGTTGCTGGAGTTGGCGGCATTGCCACTGTTCCTGTCGTCCCTGTTATTTCTTCGCTCACGGTTTCACTCCTTTTTTGGTGAATTGTTTTACATTTTCAGGGCCGTTCAGATACTTAATGGCCGTAGATTTTAATAACTGAATAGTAAAAGTTTCAGTCCTCACGCCAGGGTTGTTTTCCGCAAAAACCGCTGCATCTTCCTTGTCCTGACAAAAATACGGTTGACGGCCTTTTTCTACAATCACCTCTTTACCGTCCTCGTTTTTCTTTTTCCCAACAACATCATACGCAATAATTTCAACGACCTTTACATATCCTCTCACAACGTCCTCGTCCTGTTCTACTTCTTTATACATTGTTGTTTTTTCTTCGCTCATAATTTCACTCCATTACTTCATCAACTTTAACTGTTTTCTGTTCCGGTTCTTCAACAATTTTCTTTTCCATCCAACTGTGAATATAACGTATCACGGCGTTCTTGCCAAGATTAAAACTTGTCAATCTTTCAGAATTTACATCGAACATATCTCGCCTGTAAAGACATTGAACATCAAGGTCGGCAAGTATTCTTGCCCCCGCCTCGGAGGTAAATACGCTCTGATAGTCGATAATTTTCTGATTCGTTTCGTTAGCCACGATTCATCATTCTCCATAAACTTCTGAGAAAACCCTGTCTCTTTTTTCGTTCCGGCCCTTTATATGCGCCTTCCTTGTCGCCTCTTAGAACATTTGGGTCATTCGGGTCTTGCTTAGAACCAGAAATTATCGTCGGATATTGTGGTTTTTCCTGACCTACGGTTTGTCCTGCAAGACCATACTTTTTTCTTTTTCTTAGTTCTTCTTCGGTTAGTGCGATTGGCATTATTTGATTCTCCTTTTAAGAAATAAGACCGTTTACGTTCGTATTATTTTTTTTACCTCTCATCCGTTTTCTCAAATAACCTCCTATTTTTGATTCTAACCATTCTTTCCCTTTTTGTTTTGTTCTTTCCCGTGCTATTTTGCTTTGCTTTTCGTATTTAATTTTTTCGGCGGCAATTCCTAAATTTTGCCTTCTCATTTCAGCCCAACTTTCTTGCTGTTGTTTTTTAATACGTTGTTGTTGTGCATCGTATTCTTCTAAGTTTTTTGCCAATTTATTTTCTCCTTTATATTTCGATACAAACGATACCGGAACGGACTGGCTCAATCTGCACCTTTAATCGTTCCTTTATTTATACTTGCGTAGAATACCTGTTTGCCTTTTTTCTTTCCATACTGGCGAGACATTGCCCGCAGTATTTTTTTACCTTTTTCGCTAAGTGGCATAATTAAACTCCTGCGCCCATTAACTGACCGGCTGGACTGCCTTTTTCCGGTTCTTTAGTAGTTTTTGAATATGCTTCCGAAGCCACCTGTGCCACTATCGCCTGTTTCTGCTCAGCCAATTCCTGCGCCCTTTGCTGACGTTTCGTGTCTCTCTGTTCGGTTGTTGCAATATCCTCGACATTGACGCCGAAGGTTGTTCCCATACGAATAATGGCATCGTCGGCGTCCACATTATCTTTCGAGCCAGGCCAGATTTGCTCCATTTGCGCGACAAATGATACCCACTCTTGAAATCCTTTGGCCTGTGAATTACGCAGGGCAAGGGCAAACGGGCCGATATATTCGATTCCGAAATTTGTTCCAACAAGTTCGGTGGGCGGCTTTTCAATTTCTCCATTCCTGAGCAAAAGCAGGATTGACCTTTCAAGCAGTTTATTAAGTAATTCGACCCAAATCCTGCCAACAGGCGGGCCAAGTTTGGGAAGTGTTTGCCGGATTCTCTCCCGTATTTCAAGTTCAGTTCTTCGGTCGCCGGTCAGTGTTTCAAGGGGGGCAAATGCTGTTTTGAAAAACGCCCTGTGGATTATCTCCGTCATCCTATCGAGCGATTTTTCGGTTATTGGGAAATTACCATTAAGATTGCCGCCCGCAAGCGGCGCGATTTGTCCCATTGTCATAACATCAGTTCTGCCGCCTGGCGAAAGGTTTACTTCTCCTTCAACGTCAGGCCCGACTTCATACGGTGGTCTGTTGTGCCTGTTGCCGCACTCGACAAAATCCTTCGTCTGTTGATACAGGACTTTAATCTGAGGAAGAAGTTCGGTCGCTATCCCCCTACCGTCTATCTCTTTTTCCGGCCTCATCCATCGGGCGGTGTGATAGGGATTTTCTGGATAACCGCCCTCATCGCACAAATTGCCTTCCTTGAGATTGACATATAGGGATTCGTATTTCATATTCAAATTGTAAGTATCTGACAGGTTTGGATTCCTGTTTTCTCTCGGCAATATCTGGTGAAGGAACTCGCAAACATCGTATTTCTTTTTATCGTCTTTTGCTAATTCTATAACTTTATCACCCGCTTTGTTGCCGAACTTTTTGTATCCTTCTTCGGCGGTCAGATTGATTTTGTGTATGCTGCCGATGATGTTTTTGAACTCGTCTTCAAAAAGAACGTAACTTCCGATTTCCGATGAACGGTAATTAAGACCTGTTTTCTTCGTCCATTCCGAATATATATCGCCTGGGCCGAATACAATCATAGACCTTAGAACGTCGTCATATTCTGTTACGAAATTAGAATTAAGGATTTTCTCGTGTGCGACCTCGGCAACATAAGCAAGATATTGCTGAACGCCTGGACGCGATTGGTTGACGTGAGATGATTTGACGGCAAAAAACGGCTGGCCCGTAGGTATCAAAATGTGCTTCAATCCCGACACCGTATCAAGCATATCGAGCATCGGAGTCATATCGTAAATGTAGGTTGTTCTTTTTTCACCCGCTTCATACGTTGACGTTATTTTTGCGTATGGATATATGTTATCAGATGTTTCCTGCCATAGTGTGCGCGTATTTGCCTGCTTGGATAATTTTCTTAGCCACAACTGTTTTACGCGATTTGCTTTCTCGTCAGGCATATTATCCACCGAGTGTTGTTCTCAGGCCCGTATTAGGAGTAAGAGAACCGGTTAAAAATGTTTTCTCAAATCCGCTTCTGCGCCTTTGTTTTCGCATTTCCGCTTCGCCCGCCTGTTCGGTTTGTTGTTCTGTCGGCAATGGTTCTGCGATAGGCGCTTTAGGAATTTTTTGCTTACCGAATACCCCGCCCATAATTCACCTTTATATTTTAATGTCTTCGCATTTACAGAATTTCAATTCATTGCTCGAAGCATATTTTGATTTCACAGTCGCTATCCTGCTTCCCGATGCAGCCAAATAAGCGTAATTCAAAGCGTTTCTAAAGTGGTCTGCCTTATCGCCGCCTGTCGTCCTATACCGATAAACCTCCTGTCCTGTTCGTTTGTCCTTCTCTTTGTAACGAGCTACATTGCAGCACTGGCGGGCAAATTCCTCTATTGCGGCGTTCTGTCTCGGCAAGACAATTTGTCCTTTTGCGAACAAACGGTGAGTGCCGTCAAAACAACCTGTTCTGTGAACTCGAACAATTCTGGTATTGTCATTCCATTGAGTTTCGGCAAGTATTGTATCGGAGTATTCGCATAACCATACCTTATTGCCTGTCGCGTATTCTGATTTCTGAAACTGAACGGCTGCGTCGATATTGGGCTTCCTGTCGGCAACGGTTGATTTGACATTGTATCTTTTTTTTAAGTCGCGAACTTCCTCAAAACTGTTGCAAATTGCTGTTTTAAGGATTTGATAACGGTCTTTGCCGGTGCGAATAAGAATAACGACGTGCTTCTTCATATCGTTATCGACGCCCATAGCGCACGGGCCGGAATGATGTTCAGCCATACCATCGTGTCCACAACAGGCCAAAACATCCTCTCTGCGCAACTTATCTTCAGCGGAAGAATACGGTAATCCCAAATCGAGCCGGTAAACATCAGCCAGATTTCCCTGCGGCGGATTATTGAACCTTTCAAGAATATCGGCGGGGTCGTGGAATGAACTTGTTAAGTGACTCCATCGCCAGCCGACCATTTTTGTATTTTCCGGCCTTTTGGAGACCCATTGAGTATTTTCCTCACCCATCCAAATCGCCAACTTCTTGCCGCACGTCTTACAGGCGATATAACCCCTGCCATTCTCGTATTTTATGTAAATATCAGGGAAATCCTCTTCTGGACAAGACCATTTACCACAGCATTTCCTGAACCAATGCCTCTGGTCCGACTCCTGCCAAATTAAATCAATGCCATAATCCTCATCGGAAGGATTGCCGATGTAAACCTCTTCTTGAACCGCACTATGACCCGCCCTGCCTAAAATTTTGGCTATTACGTCCTGGTCGAACTGGTCAACTTCGTCAAAATCATTCTTATCAACTTGAATACTGCTTGTTTTTGAGGATAATCGTGTATCGCCTTCTCCGGTTGGCTGCAATCTCGCGCCTCGAAGATACAAATTGGCATTTCCTATTCTCTTAACCGATGCCGTTTCCGCCCCACCTCTGGCGCTGGATTTGACATATTTACCTAAAGTTATGGGATTTAACTTGAAAAGAGGCCCGAAACGGGTCTTTGAGTAATCTTCCATAGCATCATTGTCTGGAAACCAATACGCTACCCCTTGCGGATAAATACCATATTTCATACCGTGAAGCGACCGCCATATCTCACATTCAGAAACCCCGCCTCCGGTCGCCTTCATAAAACATCTGCGCCTTGCATTGCATTGATACCAGTCCATTTGGTATTCGTGATTGTCGAAGGAAAACTTTTGACCGTTGCCAAGCAACATCGCCGACGTGAGCATCCATATCGCACAACTGACCTGTTCCAATTCCTCTGCAGTCACATTTTCGGCAACGATTTGCGTGTCAGATATGCTCATACAATCGTCTTATACGACACAGACATTACAGATTGCAAGAACAAAATGAGAATCTTAATTTATATGGACATCTGGTCAGTAAGACAAAACACAATAATTCGTTATTTTTAATAGCGCCAGAGGGCTTGACTTGACTTTCTGTCCTGTAAACCGTATGTCCAAATAGAATTATTTTCTTGACACAACAATACAAAGATTCTTACAATGCTGTTCAATGGGGTGCATCTATTTTAAGAAACTTACAAGCAAGGAGAGATAAATGCTCGAATGGATAAAAGATGAAACTGCTCAGAAAATCAGATTAGATTATCAAAAAGGTATTATCTCAAAAGAAGAAGCAGTTAAAAAACTAACTTCAATTATTGCCGCAAAAATGCCAACCTTGATAAAACAAGAGCAAAAATTGACAATGTTGAATCTGGAAGATTAGTCATCTTTTCATTTTTTAGAAACTTACAAACAAAAGGAGGGTTTTTATGGAAATGCAAATTGATTACAGAGATTACAAATTCACCCTAACACCCTACAAAACAACAGGTGTTTTTGTTCTTTGTCTCAAAAAAGAAATTAACAATCAATTCAATCCTCACGAATTTGCCAAATTTGAACTTATTGACAATGAATCTCTTGTCGATGATGAGCAACTTCGTAAATGTATGGACGAGATGATTAAGAACGTAGAATGGGCAATAGGCCAAGTTACCGTTGGAAAGCTATTGCCTCCGAGTTGGACAAGTTATAAAACCGATTAGCCATCTTTTTTCATTTTCGGCGCGAGAAAATTATGAAAATACCAAAAATCAAAAAAATACCCATAAAATTGAAGATTCCAAAACATCTTCAGCATTTATATTTTAACCCACAAGTGCGCAAATGGCTCGTCGAATGCAATAGAGTTCTTAATAGCAAAAAAATTCAAAAGCAAATGATAAAAGAAGTCAGTAAAAAACTCACCGAATTTTCAAATAGTTTGTTATAATCGGCGAAGGAATGATTTATGAATCAGTGCAAAGATTGTAAGTGGTGGATACCATATAAACTTATTGATGATGAACGCGAATTTGGTTATTGCAAAAGATTTCCTCCAACACCAAATTTCGATACCAAAGGCGGCAAAGGATATTCTCCATTAACATTTGCACTTGACTATTGTGGTGAATTTGCGCCTAAAACTTCTTAATTTCCCGCCTTTTCGCACCCTTTAATTAAAATACCACCAAAAATACTCTGCGAAATACTTTCTAAAATCTTCCTGACATTCAATCGGCCAAAATGATGCGTAATGAAATAAAAATAATCTTGTTTGATTTATAAACCATCCCATATTATTTTACCTCGCACTTCAACGTTTTTCTCAGATTTGCTACAACCACATTTTCATAAGATGTCAGTTCATCGCTTGCCTTTGTAATTGCCCTATTCTGCTTTGCCGTATTTCCCGCGTCTCGCAGGATAAGGAAAATCTGCTGGATTTCGTGTAGTTTATCTTTTAGTTCATCGAAGAACGCGCGTTTTTGCTCGATTGTCATAGGATTGTCCCATCCACAACCACAACTGATTTCTTCAATTCTTGGCATTGATATTAAAAGAATCCCCCGCCTTTGCAGACGAGGGATTTCGGAGGAGGGTAAAGTGATGAAAAACGAGCATCATTTCGGACGTCCTGTGATTTCTTTTTCGGTTATCAGTTCAATCTTTGGCGCTCCGTTTATCTTTTTGCGAATCCCCGCGACGAGGGCTTGTGTAACGGGCAATTGTTTTGCAAGAGCCGCACTTACGACGTTCTCATTATAAACCGAACCGCCCATCTTTTTGATTTCTTCCACGTTCCCCACGACCTCAGTTAAAGCAAACAAACTCTTTCTGTGCGCAAATAAATAGAACGCCGCCAGTCCCGCAAAAACCAAAACAAAGACGCCGCCCGCAAGAGGCAGAAATTTGGGGTAATGCGAATTTAGTTCTATGAAGGATATTCCCGAAAGTGTGCCGAAGATTACGGACACGGGGACAAAAATGAATGTCTGGAGTTTCAGATAAACGAGAACAACGACGGCGATTATTGCGCCAATTATACCCATAACGCACAGGCGCTCGATTTTGCCCATTTCCGCGTTATCCTTGATTTTCTGTTGGCCCGCTTCAAGAGCAAGTTGTGCCTTTGCCTGGTTGACATCGGCAGGATAAAGCAGGCGACATTCGGTTTTAGTGTATCGCTGTTCGCAACCACATAACAAGAGCACGCAAAATACCGCGCCCACCCATCCACCCGCTCTCGTTAAAACAGGGTCGCCAGTAGTGAAACCCTTCATTGCACATCACCTCTTTTCTATTCGAGATATTTAACAAAGCGAAAATCAAAACAAGGTATTTGTAAACCATACCATATTTGTAGATTTTCTACGCCTGATTTATAAAATCCGAATTTTCCTTGTGTTATTCTGCGACGCTGTCGAATTGAAAATGACCACAAAATCATAGGTAAATTTTTGTCCTTCATTTCCTTCCTTTCGTATTTTTCCCTTTGGTCGAGAGCATTATGCACAACCAACATTTCGCCATTTATAATCTCTATTCGCGGCTCACATAGACAGGTTGTATCTTCTTTATGGTCAATCCAATCATTTAGTGGCAGAACATTTACCACAATCATCCCCTTAGAATCATAATAACAACCACCGCCAGAATCAGCAGGCACAATCCAATCCAAAATGCGTTCCAGAATCTCATTTTCCGCCCTGCGCTTTCCTTAAAGCCCTGCGACTCGTATTGACTTGTTCACCGTCTTCAAATTCAATTAGGCAACTTCCCATTGAGCCAGAAATAAGTATTCGACATCTTTTATCTTTCCAACCCTTACGCATCGAATTATTTCCCCAAGCATAAACGTATGGATAATCGCTCATTTAACGTGCGTCTCCTTCAAAATACAAATACCACACGTAGGTATTTTCGTCCAGCAAAATTATATACGAATATATGTTCATAAAATTCCGCCCTCGACCACGAAGCCGAGGGTTTTCGATAACAACCAGCCATACGATTTATTCCGCATTTTCTTCGCCGTTCTCTTTGACTTTAACAAGGTCGTCTCGCGGCTGAACTTCGATTGTCAAGCCGTCAACTTTGAAGCGAATTGTGCCATCTTCGAGCCGTTGCAGTTTTGCATCTTTGACCATTTGAAGAAGTTTTTGCTTTTCTGTTTTTTCTATTACCAATGCTGTGATTCTTTCGGCCTGCGCCGTCTTGTAGCGCCTTGCCGCGCCGACAATCTTTTTGGCGTTCTCTGGCGTTACCTCAATTAAGTTAAGTTGCTCGCCCATTGTAGATTCTGGTTTCTTTTTTGCCATAAAGTTCTCCTTTTTATTTTCCTTTCTTTTTTGGTTTGACGGGGACGAATCGACAGATAATTCCATTAAGTTTTTCCGCTTCCGCTTTTATTGCCTCGTCCATTGTTAATAAATAAAGCCAACGTTCTTTTCCGTTTTCATCTTTGCCCCATATTGCACTTCCTGGTAACGGCGGAAATCCTATTACGAACCTGTCTTTTCTCTTTGCCATAAAATTTTCCTTTCGTTAAAGTGGTTGATTAAGTTTCTCTGCGCAACGCCAAACCCTGACAACAGAATTTGAAGAAATCAGCAAAAGATACATTAAAATGGTCGCCTATTGCGTGTATAAGTATTCCATCTTTGGCCGGATTGATATTTGCGGATAAACTATAAGAATCATCTGGCGCAACCATACTTCTAATGGTCTTTGTTTCCCTATTATTCACTTTCTGCATCTCGGCAATGAGGTCGGCGAGGTTGCATATTGGAATAAAAGGATGGTCGGAAATCCAATTACGCCCGCCGTCAGCTGGTATCGCAATTCCTATTTTGCCATCTTCACAAAGTCCAAAATCCCAATCTTTCAACTCTCGTTCCTTCGGCTTCTCCTCGATAATCTCAATTTCGTCGGCCTCAATAATAGACAGTTCTCCGTTTTCTTTTGACCACTTCAAAGAACCTTTTATCCTTACCTTCATTTTTCCTCCTTAACGTAACGATGAAGTGCCAAAATATAACGTGATACCGAGCATTTCAATTCCTTCGCTGCGGCAACTATTCCCAAGTATTCCTTCTGAGTAACCCTAAGCGAGATTCGCATACCGGCGTTGTCGGAAGAGCGAAAAGCGTAAGGCAGTAAATTATTTGGACGGGACTTCATATTGCTTAAAATCCTTTTGCATCAGCAATCTTATCGCCTACTTCTTCTTTGGAACAATTAAATACGCGCTTAAATATCTCGATGTTTTCAGGCCAAAAACACTTTGCTTCTTCTATTATTTGAACACGATTTGTCCCGACCATTCTACGCATCAATTCCTCTGCTTTATTTTGACATTCAACTAAATCCATCTTCTTCGCTCCTTAAAGGAAAGGGGACTCATTTTTTATCGCCACCGCGACCCCGACCGCGACCCCGACCACGACCCCGACCGCGACCCCGACCACGACCACGACCCCGACCGCGACCCCGACCGCGACCACGACCACGACC